AATCCAATCGAAAGAAGTTATGGAAAACAATCCAAGATTCATTGACGACGCCGTCTTTGAAAGTTGCGACAAGGCCCGTATTTGCCTAACAGAAGCCATTAAAGCCACGTCAAACTTGCCAAAAGGCCTAAACCGTGGCCAGGTTATTGCTGCGTTCATGGAAGTAGCAGCAAAGGTTTTCGTGGAGGGCAAGATCGATGCAAATTAAGCCTACGGTATTGCCGGTCAAACCTGAACTTATACCTCAAGAATTAAAGGCCATTAGCAGATGGCTAGTATGGAAGCTTGAAGAGTCGGTCAAAAAGGATGGGAAGTTGGTGTGGAAAAAGGTACCTCATAGGGTCAATGGCAAATTGGCTCAAGTTACTAATCCAAAACACTGGTGTAGTTATGGGGATGCTATTGATGCCTACTTAATGGATGGCTATGATGGCATTGGTATAGCCTTTGATGGTTCTGATGGCATTCAAGGTATTGACTTAGATGATTGTGTGGCCGATGGCCAAATGAACTCTACTGCAGTTGAGTTGTTAGACCGTGTTGATGGTTATGCTGAAACCAGTCCATCTGGCACGGGTATCAAGCTGTTCACTAGGTCAAATTTAGCCATCAATGGCAAGAAGGGTGACGTTGAAGTCTATAAGGAGGGACGTTACTTTACCGTTACCGGCCACCAACTCAACGGCCATGGGTCTTTGCCTTCAGCGATCCAAGATGTTGGTTGGTTTGTTGAAAGGCACTTTGGTGCGAATGAGCAACTCAGCCTTGAGGTGTATAAACCACCACTATCTGACTGGGATGTCGAACGGGTTGAGATTGAACTGCTGCCATATATAGGTGACATAGAAAGCTATGACCAATGGCTTCAACTAGGTATGGCCTTGCATCATCAAGGTCGTGGCTCTGAGGAATGGATGGAGCTTTGGGACATGGTTAGTAAGGAGACTGGCTCCTATGACCGCAAGGAGTTGGTTGGCAAATGGGACACTTTTAGTGAGCAAAAGTCCAGTGGCTCAGGCGCTGTCACTTTGGCTTCAATCATTATGAAGGTCAAGGAGACCAAAGATGCTAATATGGTCAAGACTTTTGACCGATGCAGAGCATTGATCGAAGCTGAGACCGACCTAGAGCAGCTCAGGACCACGGTAGTCGATACTATCAAGGCAGACTTAGGTCTTGACCATCTGAGCCGAGGTGCATTAGCCAATGTGCTTAAGGCTAAGTTCAGGGACTTAGGCTTGCCTATATCCATAGGTGATGCCAAAGGCTTGATCAAGCCTAAGGTCCATGAAGGGGTGCCTGAATGGTTAGGTGATTGGGTCTATGTGACCCATGAAGACCGGTTCTTTAATGTTACGACAAAGAGGAAGGTAAGCCAGCAAGGTTTTGGTGCCATGTTCAACCGGTTTTGTGGCGATGATTCTGCGGCCGTATTGGCCTTGGATTTGTTCAGGATACCAACTCCTGACAAGATCATCTATCTGCCTGCCGCCGATGATTTGTTTGAGCTCAACGGCGTTCCATGCGTCAATGAATACAACAGGAACAGCGCCCCTGATGTGCCTGCCTTGCTGAGTAAGGGCGATCTAGTGGCAATTGAACTTGTTGAGTCCCACTTGGCAATGATTCTGACCGAACAAAATGCTGTTGAAATTATGGTTTCATGGATGGCATTTAATGTTCAGAATCCAGGTGTCAAGATTAGATGGGCGCCTCTGGTTAAAGGCATTGAGGGAGATGGTAAATCATTTATCGGAAACCTGATGATGGCCACAATGGGCCACGTCAATGTAGGAATTGTGTCTCCTACCGTGCTTGGCACTGGGTTTACTAATTGGGCCGCTGGCAGATGCGTTAATGTTTTGGAAGAGATTCGTATGGTTGGTCACAACCGCCATGATGTGTTGAATACCATCAAACCATACATCACTAATGATCAGGTAACCATTCACCCTAAAGGAGTTAATGAGTACGTGGCGCCAAATACGGTGAACTACATTGCATTTACTAACCACAGTGACGCACTACCTTTAGAGGACACTGACCGTAGATGGTGGGTCCAATTCACACCATTTAACAGCCAAGATGAACTCATCAAGGTTGCCAATTCAGACTACTTTAGTCGCCTGTTTGATGCGGTCAAAGATCATGCAGCTGGACTTAGAAAATGGCTTCTTGACTACCAACTCAGCCCGTTGTTCAATCCAAAAGGCCAAGCCCCTGCTTCTATTGCAAAGAATCAAATGGTTAGCCTCAACACAACTGACGATTTTGAGGCTGTAAAGAATCTTTTGGAAGAGGGTGGGCATGGTTTTAATTGCAACATTTTGTCTAGCCGACACTTCACAACAGCACTCAGTTTTGTCGAGGATGTAGAGGTTCCTAAGAGCTTTGCATTGCATAAATTGTTCATGAAACTAGGTTTTTCTAAGCTTGGGCACCCAGTTAAGTGGGACGGAAAAATGTGTACGGTATGGACAAAAGGATCGACATCAAGAAGATTGACGGGCAAAAATCAAGGAGAGATTAACGACCTTGTCCGAGAAGTTTTGGACTCAACGGGTAAAATTGACCTTTTGGGCTAAGGGCTTACGATCTTTTAATTTTTCTCGACCCTACTTAAGTTGTTGATTTGTATATACTTTCTATTAAATAGGATCGAGGATCGAGAATAAAGAAATCCCCACAAGAAAAAAAATATATAGAAAATAAAATATATATATTCTGTGGGAATAGACCCAGAAACTCTCGATCTTCGATCCTCGATCTAAAAATGACTGGACAAAATGAATAAAGTATTGTCTACAACTAATGAATAAAGTATTGTCTACAACTAAATTGAAATCTGAGTCTAGTGAGCAGGTCACTTTTGTGGCTAGAGTGCAAAATTTCCATCCTGACCTGGTTTTGATGAGCATACCAAACGGAGGCAAGAGGGATCCTAGAGTGGCTGCGCAAATGAAGAGGGAAGGAGTTTTGGCAGGAGCGCCTGACCTGTTTCTCGCAGAGCCAAGGGACGAATGGCACGGTTTGTTTATCGAGATGAAAAAAATCGGAGGTAGGACTAGTGGCAAGCAAGATGAAGTTATTGAACGATTAAAGTCAAAAAAGTATAAAGTAGTGGTGTGTGAAGGGGCAGACGAGGCGTATGGCGCATTTTTATCGTATGTGTATGGGTCTAATCACCCTGCGTGGCTTACGCGCTTCCTAAGCGATCCTGGCGAGAACCAGGTATCAAAAAAGCGAATACCAAAGACATGAAGTTGATGGTAAAATCCAATGTAGATGCCCTAAGATCATTTCTGATATATAGAAAGGAGTTTTTATGACAGGGAAAACAACCCCAACGGTTAGAACAGGCTCAACCCCAGGAAATAAGCCTGGTAGCAAGAAAATGCCCGGCTCAGGTCGAGTCGCCGGAACACCTAACAAAGTGACGCTGACTGCAAAGTTAGCGATTGCAGAGTTTGTGGATGGAAATGCACATAGGTTGACCGGCTGGCTTGACCAAGTTGCCAATGGTGACCTGTTGAAGGACAAGGATGGCAACATCGTGTACGACCAAGATGGCAACCCGGTCTACTTGGTCAGGCCAAATCCTGAGAGGGCATTCAACTTATTTCAGTCCGTGGTCGAATACCATGTGCCAAAACTCGCCAGAAGCGAGATCAGCGGTCCAAATGGCGGGCCGATTCAGAATGTTACATTGGACATGACTGGCCTCACTGATGACGAATTGTCATCCATGCAGTCGATGATGACCAAAGTTAGCTCGGCTCCAAAATGAACGCACCACTCTCGCCGGCGGTCATGCTCGACCTCATCAAGCGGGAGAAGGATCGCCGTGCAGCCACGAGGTCGCTCATGGCGTTCACGCGGCAGTCGTTCAGCATTATTGAGCCGGGCCAGGAGTTCTGCGAGAACTGGCACTTGGATGTAATCGCCGAGCACCTGATGGCGGTCACGGCGGGCGACATACGCAACCTGGTCATCAACATTCCGCCCGGATGCATGAAGTCTATCCTGACGTCCGTGGCGTGGCCCGCTTGGGAGTGGGCGCGCGACCCAACAATTCGCACGCTGTCGGCAAGCTACGGTGTGGAGCTCGCCATCCGCGACGCAAGCAAGACCCGCGACATAATCACGAGTGACTGGTACCGGGAGCGCTGGGCAGACGTAGTCATCAAACCCGGCGAAGACCAGAAGACCAAGTACGCGCTCACGGGCGGCGGCTGGCGACTCGCAACGTCCGTCGGTGGTCGTGCGACGGGCGAGCACCCGGACCGCAAGATCGTGGACGACCCCCATAACGCCAAGCAAGCCGAGTCCGACGCTGAGCGAACAGCCGCGCTGACGTGGTTCGACCGCACACTATCTACTCGTGGCCAGAGCCGGGGCGCGAGCACTGTCGTCGTCATGCAGCGGCTGCACGAGAAGGACGTGACCGGCCACATCATTGCGGACTTGACCGGGTACACACACCTCAACATCCCCATGGAGTACGACGGGGTGCGCCGCAAGACGTTCCTCGGCAGCTATGACCCCCGTAAAAAGAAGGGCGAGCTGCTTTGGCCGGAGATGTTCAACGAGGACTCGGTGACAGAACTGAAGCAGTTGCTCGGCGAGTACGGCACGGCGGGCCAGTTGCAACAGTCGCCCAACCCGATTGGCGGCGGTATGATCAAGACCGACGCATTCCGGCTGTGGCCTGTGGACAAAGGATTGCCGACTCTCGAGTTCATCATCCAGTCTTACGACACCGCGTTCACCGAGAAGACTACGGGCGACCCTACGGGGTGTGAGGTCTGGGGCGTGTTCACGCATGAAGGCATTCATCAGGTGTTGCTGCTGGACTGCTGGGACGAGCACCTGTCCTACCCCGAACTGCGCAAGCGCGTGCTCAAGGATTGGTCGCAGGAGTACGGCGGCATCAGCAAGGACACCCCGTTTGCGCGCGCAAAGCGGCCGGACAGAATGATTGTTGAGGCGAAGGCGTCAGGACAGTCGCTCATTCAAGACCTGAGACTCGCCCGTGTGCCGGTCGTGGCTTATAATCCAGGCAATGCCGACAAGATTAGCCGCGCGCATCAAGCCTCGCCGACGCTGGAGCTGGGACTCATGTGGCTGTTGGAAAGCAAGCACAATCCCGGCCAACCCGTGAGCTGGGCTGTGCCGTTCAAGGAACAACTGGCCAAGTTCCCAGTGGCTGAGCACGACGAGTATGTGGATTGCTGGTCGCAGACCGTGATTTACCTGAAGAATGAGGGCTGGCTCGCACTGCCAGTCGCTAAGGAACAACCCGACGACCGGCCGCCTCGGCCCGAGTACACCAACCCTTACGCAGCGTAGGAGCAGACAGCATGCCCAAATCCGAAATTGAACGTCTCCTCGCCAAGTACCCCAACCCGCGCGATGTGCGCTACGCACCGCAGGTCGAGGGTCGTGGCTCAGAGCTCCGGGAGCAGTTCTCCGGCACTTATGGGGCGCTCGGCGGCTTGCTCGGCACCGCGCCCGACGAGTTTGAACGCGGCTCTGTGCTGTCCGACTCTGACTCCGCACGCGACGCAGCAGTGAAGGCGGGCGCGGAGTATGGCTATCCGGTCGGCATGGCTCTGAACGTAGCCCCGTTGCTGAGTGGCGTGGGCGGGCTGGCCGCTAAGTATGGTCCGGCAGCTGTGAAGAACGCCTCTGTGCCGTCACGACTCAGCAAGCAAGCTGGTGTCATCAAGGCTTCCGGCGAATCAAAGATGCTGCAAGGCGTTTATCGTGGGAGAGCGGGTGAACCTGTTGACGACGCTGAATCTGTGTTCGCTGCAAACCAGCGACCTATGGCCGAATACTATGCCGCTCGTAGAGCTGAAGAAACAGGCAAAGAGCCACACGTTGACATGATGTTGATTGACCCGTTTGTTGGCAAACAATACGCACTTCATCCGCCGACGACAAAAGGCGCTAAACAAACCGAACACCCGAGTAGGGTCAGAAAACTGAAGCTCGGCGACATTGAAGGCGAAACTGAACTTTACGCAGACGGCGGCTTTGTGCGGTTCGACCCGTCACGAGTAGACCAAATTGTTGAGCAACTGCGCGCAGAATTTGCCTGAACGCAAATTTGGGCGTATAATTCGCGACAATACTAGCTCGACAGACTGAACGGAGTCTTTCAACATGCTCAACGCCCGCGTACACTTAACAATCCAGCTTTTATGCTTGGAGCTCTTCACCTTGTGGGGGTGCGGCTTCATCATGGTGCTGCAATTCACCTTCGGAGTGCTCTATGGCATCGCTAGACGAGAAATTGGACGCAGATACCAAGCGTATGAAGACACGCAATTTTGCTGGGTATCTGAAGGACCGCGTTACCGGCTCGGCTGACTTTGACAAAGAAGACAAAGCCAAGACCTCCAAAGCCGCTGTAATGGGCCTGGGCGACGCTAAGACCAAAGCCGACGCCGAAGCCGCCGGGTTCAAAAAGGGCGGTATGGTAAAGGGCAAGACTGTTAAAAAGCCTACAGGAAGCTGCTGGTGATTGAAGAAGACACAGACGATTTGAACGTCCCGCTCGAAGACGATGAGGACGACGGTTCAGGGTCTACGGTTGAAGACACCGAAGACGGTGGCGCGATTCTACACTTAGAAGAGAACCTCGCTGACCAGAAGGCCAAGTCCGAGCACTTTGCGAACATCGTAGAAGATGTGGACAGGGATGACCTCGCTGACTATGTCACGGACCTGATAGAAAAGCTAGAGAACGACAAAGAAGCTCGCTCAAAGCGCGACAAAGTTTACGAGGAAGGGCTGCGCCGCACCGGTATGGGCGACGATGCGCCCGGCGGGGCTCAGTTCAGTGGTGCAACGCGCGTTGTACACCCCATGCTGATTGAGGCCTGTGTAGACTTCTCAGCACGGGTGATGAAGGAGATCTTCCCGCCCTCAGGCCCGGTAAAAAGCAAGCTCCTAGGCAAGGTGGACCAGCCCAAGATAGAGCGTGCCGAGCGCAAAGCCGATTTCATGAACTGGCAATGTACCGAGCAGATGCAGGAGCTGCGCGGAGAGTTGGAGCAGCTCACAACGCAAGTACCCCTGGGCGGGGCTCAGTACCTTAAAGCTGCTTTCAGCAACCAGAAACGCCGCACTGTGCCGGAGTTCATCCCTATAGATGACATCCTGATACCCTTTGCTGCGACCAACTTCTACTCGGCCGAGCGCAAGACTCATGTCCAGTATCTCACCAAGAGCTCCTACCGCGCGCGTGTGGAGTCAGGCATGTACATCGACGTTGACCTGGGCTACGCGTCTGACATCGAACGCACAAAGTCCGGCGTGGCTAATGACAAGATAGAGGGTCGGCAAGAAACCAGCTACAACGAAGACGGCCTACGCACCATATTCGAGATCTACGTGGGCTTGGAGTTCGATGAGGGTTTCGCCCCATATATCCTGACTGTAGACAAGTCATCGGGTAAAGCCCTCTCGCTGTACCGCAACTGGGACCTCGGCGACGAGCAGCAACAGGAGCTAGAGTGGATTGTGGAGTTCCCGTTCGTACCCTGGCGCGGCGCGTACCCTATCGGCCTCACACACATGATTGGTGGGCTAACTGGTGCAGCCACCGGCGCTTTGCGCGCGCTACTTGATTCCGCCCACATACAGAACATCCCGACGCTGTTAAAGCTGAAGGGCGGCCCTGGCGGCCAGACTCTCAACCTGCAGCCGACCCAGGTTACTGAGATTGAAGGCGGCGCGATGGTCGACGACGTACGCAAGATTGCGATGCCGTTGCCGTTTGCAGGCCCCAGCCCCACGCTGTTCCAACTGCTAGGCTTCCTAGTGGATGCGGGCAAGGGGGTGGTGCAGACGAGCTTTGAGAAGCTCTCAGACCAGAACGCTAACGCACCTGTGGGCACTACGCTCGCGCTCATTGAGCAAGGTATGGTGGTGTTCAGCTCTATCCACAGCCGCACACACTCGTCGATGGCTCGGTTTTTCAAGATACTGCACCGTATTAACGGCGCAAACTTGACCGTTGAGGACGCCGAACGTATCAAGAAGATCAGCGGCCTGGACATTGACCCAGCGGACTTTGACGGGCCTATGGATGTGGTGCCGGTCAGCGACCCGGCTATCTTCAGCGAGGCGCAGCGCTTTGCTCAGGTGCAGGCTCTGCAGCAACGAGCTGCAATGTTGCCCCAGATGTACGACGCACGTAAGGTGGAGAAGATCTTCCTGCGTAACCTGAAGGTCGACGCTGACGACGTGCTGCAGAAGATGCCGACAGACGAAGACATGGACCCCGTGTCTGAAAATGTCGCAGCGGCTATGGGGCGGCCGGTCTATGTGTTGCCTCGCCAGGACCACATGGCGCACTTGAAAGCGCATATGGCTTTCCTGAAGTCACCCCTGTTCGGTCAGAATCCTGCGATCATCAAGACTTACCTGTTCCCCATGGCTACGCACCTGCGTGATCACCTGTTGAACTACTACATGGCCGAGGCACATGAGGCGGTGGACAAAGCGCAAAAGCAGAATCTCATCGAGCGCGAAGCATCTGAGCAGGTTCAGCTGGTGATGCAAGTGCAGCAACTAATAGAGCAGCAACTGAACGGATTCGCACAGGAACTAGCGCAGATTGACCAGGCCGCTCAGCAGTTCAAGCCCCAGCCGCCGATGCCGCCGGACAACACTATTCAGGCTACGCAGATGAAGATCGCGGCCGACGCGCAAAAGGCCCAGCAACAAGCCACAGCCGATCAAGCCTCGGACCAACAGCGCCTGCAAATCGAGTCCGCCAAGCTGCAAGACCGTGACAAAGAGCGCCAATTTGATGCCCAGCAGATGCAGGCAC